GGCATGGCTGAAGAAGCTGGAAAATGCGTCCGCCCGGTTCCACATTTCCCGCCTTGAAGCTGTTCAGACGGGTATTCAGCAACAGCTTGAATTGCTATATGGCAATCAGGTTGATAGTTTGGATGCCCTGTTGAAGAAGGTTGTGGGCAATGGCTACACCCGCACGGCCTTTGAGGTTCAGAAGGGCGTTGGCCTTGGTTGGGATATTACCGGGCTGGATCAGAAGAAACTTGAAACCTTGCTTTCAAAGCCTTGGACAACGGACGGGCGAACCTTTAGTGACCGTATTTGGTTCAAGAAACAAGAATTGGTTGACAGCCTTCAAAAAGAATTGGTTCAGGGCCTTCTTCGTGGTGACAGCCCCCAAAAAATCACGGATGCCATTCAGAAGAAGTTCAAAGTTTCCCGGTACCAGGCCGCACGACTTGTAAATACGGAAACAAGCTATTTCAACGCCCTTGCCGCAAAAGAAACCTATAAGGAATTGGGCGTTAAGAATGTGGAGATTTTGGAAACGCTGGATTCCATCACCTGTGCATTTTGTGCAAGTATGGATCGAAAAGTGGTTCCCATGTCGGAGTTTCAACCGGGTGTTACCGTTCCCCCGTTTCATCCACATTGTCGAGGAACTACGGTTCCCGCCATTGATGAAAAATATATGGGTGAAAGAGCCGCAAGGGATCAGGATGGAAAAGTTTACTATGTCCCCGGTAATATGAGTTATTCCGAATGGAAGAAAACTTTTGTGGACAACGGTTCCAAAGATGGGTTGACCCTTGCAACCATCGGGAGTATAATTAAAAATACAGTTTCGATGGTAAAAAGCGAGGGTTCCAATGTGCAGACGGTAGGCCGCATTGATATAGAAAAATACCGTTGCATTACGGACGAGATCGCCACCGATGAAGTGATTATCACCCCGGAACGGATTCAGCATATTGAAGAACG